AAACCACCTACACTAAACTACCACACCACTACACACCACACCCTACCACGAACCGAGGTCGAGCTACATCGATAGGCTATCGTGATGGCCCGTGTGCGTGCAGTGTTAGACTCCTTGACAGATGTTACCGTGAAAGCTTCTCTACAAGAAGAAACACTTTCCAGAATTCGTCCTGTGATGAGGGCCGCAGCCATAATTAATCCCTATAGTGTGCCCAATGAAGCTGCGGATGCCCTCGAGACCATGGGTATCCTATCGGACCCATTCTCCGTCGACCTGCACCCACACGCAGGCTGTAAAGCGATAGAAAATAAATTATTAGATATAGTAGGTAAATTACTTAGGGACGAGAAAGTGACCACTTACTTTTTTTTGAAAAAGAGTAAGAGGAATAATCTAAAAAGACATTCCAACAAAGACATATTCCAAAATAAGTGGTTGGAGCCTAGGGACTTTTCTCGTTATCCCCCAGATAGTGTAGTGCCTAGATTCAATTTGGTGGAGACACCAACTGCATATATTAGTGATAGTTTACATTTTATGTCCCAAAAGAGTCTGCTAGACATGTTCGACAACTGTCCAGTCTTGCAGACTGTGTATGCTACTATAGTACTCCCGCCGGAGGCGCTCTTCAAACATCGATCCTTAGAGCCTGCCCTTTACTCAATAAATTACAATTACGGAGGATTCCAATATCTTCCCGGCGGGCATGCTGGAGGCTCGTACTCCCATGAATTCAACCAACTAGACTGGTTGAAAGTTGGTACTATAAGATATAACGATGATCGACCCGAATCCACGATCATCACCGCACAAATGCTTGAAAGCATGGGGGCGAACCACCTCTTTGTATTTTCCCGTGGTAAGCTTTTGACCCCCCGAGTGCGGACCTTCAGGGCTGACGAAATGGTGTATCTGCCTCAAATCTTCCATCCGAAGGAACTCAACACCACGCAGCCAATCAAGAAGACTCTAGCCATGCAACTCCTACTATATGCTAAGAGTCTGAAGACAGTCACTTTGACTGACATAGTAGCCAAAATAAGGCAATTAATACAAACAAAGGATCTGGCTAACTATGACCCCGACGAAATAGTCCACTTGGCTAACTACTTCTTCTTCACAGCCAAGACATCTATGCTCAATTCATACGATGACATTTTATCTTTGGACTGTTTGTCTCAGATAATGCTTCCAATTAAGTCTAGATTAGTGAAGCTAAAGGAGAGGTTAACTGGCGCCTCACCCTTCCGCCAATTCTTAAAGGCCCTTGAATGGACGACAATGACCTATGCCGTAGAGGTCGAAGATGTTGTGGTCACCATACCATTGACTGACCACCCTTGGCCCGTGGACGAACGTCCTCCTGAGGAGTCTGATGATGAGAAGGAAGGGTCCGAGGACTCAAAGGATGAGAAGCCGGATAGGTCTGAGACTTCCAAACAAAAACAGGACGTCGGGTCCTCGACAGCTCCGCCACAACCAGTAGTCCCCTGGGCTGAGCACCTTGATATACTGAACAAGCATGGCTTCAGGGGCAATGAAATCCAGCTACACGATGGGGGTGTAGTTATACCTATACTGGATATCAACTCAAAACTCCCCATAGCTCGGGCACCAGACAACAATCATGTCCCATGGCCGTTAATCAGAAAATTGAAAATGATCAACCGCATGCCAACAATGGTGCCCATCCTCTCTAGTAGAGCTGCTCCCTACGCTTCAGACATTAAGAACAACCGCGTCGGAGCCTACTACAGGAAAATCCCCCAACTATGGCGCGACAAACTCTCACTAGATTGTGAAGGTGCCGACTTTGAATTTCCAATGTCCGTCATACATGGAGCTGGGGGCTCAGGCAAGAGTCAACACTTACAGGAATGGTTGACCACTCTGCCTCGAGACTACAAGGGTGTAGTAGTTGTTTTACCAACTGTTGAACTACGCACCGATTGGGTTCGGAAGGTTCCCACACTTGACAATAGAGTTTTCAAGACCTTCGAGAAGGCCTTGGAACGATCCTATGGCACCGTCGTTATCTTCGATGACTACGGAAAACTTCCCGCCGGCTATATTGAGGCATTCCTGTATGCCCACAGATGTTTTGAACTTGCTATACTGACCGGTGATCCCTCGCAAGCTGTCCACCATGAGCCCAATCTGCAAGCCTCCTCATACACCACAACTCCCGGCATTGATTACTTTGCAGCCTACAGCCGCTTTTACATCAATGCCACACACAGGAATAGGAAGGACTTGGCCAATGCCCTTAATGTTTATTCTGAAAAAGAGGGCACAACTGCCATTCACTACTCATCCAATGTCGTCGAAGGACAAGCAGTTTTATGCCCCACCACAATTAAACAGAAGGCTCTTCAAGAGCTAGGGCACAAGGCGCTCACCTACTCCTCTTGCCAAGGACTGACAGCCCCAAAAATCCAAATTCTACTTGACTCTAGCACCCCTCAGTGCTCCTCCAGGGTCATGTACACTGCCCTGTCCCGTGCTACAGACTCAATATGTTTCATCAACACCAGCCGGACAACAAATGACTTCTGGGACAAGCTCAATGCCACCCCTTATCTCAAAACTTTCATTGAAAGCATCAAAGACCAGGCTGCTCCTGAAGAGAGAGCCCCTGAACCTGAGATAACGGAGGTTATGCCAGCCACCCATTTTCCACCCACCAATACATCTGTCATATTGGAGGACCTCATTGAAGAATTACCAGAGAAACACGCTAGAGAGATATATGCGTCAAGCAGCGGCTATTCCAATGCTGTTCAGACTGAGGATAGAGTTGTTCAACTCTTCCCACATCAACAGGCTAAGGATGAAACACTCCTCTGGGCCACGATAGCCGCCAGACTATCTATCTCTACTCCGCAACAAAATCTGAAAGAATTAGCTTTAAAGAAAGACATTGGCGACATTCTCTTCTTCAACTACAAGGAAGCAATGGGGCTACCATCTGAACCGATCCCTTTCAATCAAGATCTCTGGAGGGCGGCCAGAACTGAGGTGGAGAAAACATACCTCCAGAAGCCAGTAGCAATGCTCATCAATGCATTGACTAGGCAGTCACCTGACTTCCCACGTGACAAAATATCTCTTTTTCTGAAGTCACAGTGGGTCAAGAAAACTGAGAAGTTGGGTTGCATCAAGATTAAGCCTGGGCAGACTATCGCCTCATTTATGCAGGAGGTTGTCCTGCTCTTTGGCACCATGGCTCGGTACATGCGCAGAATGAGACAAGCATACCAGCCCCCCAACATTCTCATCAATTGTGAAGTCACTCCAGCCGATCTAAATGAATTCATTTCGGAAAGGTGGTGCTTCACTAGGCCGTCACATGAAAATGACTTTACGGCCTTCGACCAGTCCCAGGATGGAGCTATGCTCCAGTTTGAGCCAATGAAAGCAAAATTCCACAACATTCCTGAGGACGTGATAGAGGGCTACAAACAGATCAAAACCAATGCCTCTATCTTTCTTGGCACTCTTGGCATCATGCGGTTAACTGGCGAGGGCCCTACCTTCGATGCTAATACCGAGTGCTCCATAGCCTACCATCACACCAGGTTTCAAGTTACCCCTGGTTCCGCTCAACTCTACGCGGGTGATGATATGGCCCAAGACTCCATACCTATGGAAAAGCCCTCCTTCTCATTGCTGAGAGGCCGACTAGCTCTAGACGCTAAGCCAATCATTCGGAATCAAAAGCCTGGCGACTTTGCTAGCTTCTGCGGCTGGCGCATAACTCCACTTGGTGTTATTAAAGATCCCTTGAAACAATTAGCAGGCCTTGAACTGGCCGAGCGAACAGGGAAGATTAAAGAAACAGCCCTCTCTTATGCTCACGATACACATTATGCTTACCGACACTCTGATCGGTTGCATGAAATATTTACTGAAAGAGAGGGTGAACTTCACCAAGCCGTTGTCCGCAAGTTGCATCTCCACCATGTTGGGGATGCTTTGGCTAAGGGCCCCACTTAACGGGGTTATGTGTTCCCATGGTTTGATGGATGCCATATTAAGGGAACTCAAGCAATCTGGATTTGTGCAAATTCGCAATCATTTGCAAAACCCGTTGGTAGTGCATGCTGTTGCTGGCGCAGGTAAGACCACCTTACTGAACAAACTTGCTGCCTGCTCAGATTTGATCATTCACTCTGCTGCATACCCTTCTGGGAATAGTCTATCAGGCAACTCAGTGCAAATCCACAATCCATCAGTCACCCCAGATATTTTGGACGAATATCTGCTGGTGCCGGACTATAAGGCGTCCAAGCTGCTGATTGCAGACCCTCTGCAATATTCTGCCAAACCCCCTCTTGCACATTTTATCAAAGCAACAACACACCGCTTTGGACAATCAACTTGTGCCCTCCTCCGCTCACTCCTAAAGATTGAAGTTGACAGTGACCGCCCCGACACGGTGGTGATCTCAAGATTCTTCGAGGGCGAGCCAGAGGGGGCCATCATAGCATTCGGTGAAGAAGCTTACCACCTGATCTCAGCACATCAGTTGAAACCGTTTCGACCTTGCGAGGTCTACGGCCTAAGTTTTCCCGTGGTAACCGTTGCTTTTGAACAGGAAGTTGATAAGTATCCGCCACATCTGGTCTATTTGGCTTTGAGCAGGCATACCGAGAAATTGATCATTTTGAGCGATGCCCTTGCAAGCTCCTCCTGACCCAAATCGCACTTACCAGTTAGTTGGAGTCTGCACAGCTGTAATCTGCATCTGTTACTTCCTCACCCAGGACAACCGTGGTTTCTCTGGCGACCGAGAAAATTCATTTCCAAACGGTGGTAAACTTTCCTACTGCAAAACCGCCGTCTTTCATCCGCCAAACCACAGGGACTCTCAAGCAGGTGCGCACATATTTCTACTTGTCATTGCGCTGACTGCTCTGATCATCTTTCTTTCTAGACGCACGCCACATAGCTGCCCCCAGTGTCGGGGTTAAGTGTCCCATCATTCTGAAGATGGCGACCACTACCACCACCACTGCTTTTCAAGCGGAGGACATGTGCGCTGCTCCATCACTTGATGATCTCAGTAAAGTCACCCATCTGCCTTCCAATTCATCAGTTGCCACTCCTGAGCAAATTAGGGCAATTGGTGCTCTTTGGACTCAATTGGGAGTTCCCCCGGCCGCTTTGGCCTTTACAGCCTGGGACCTGGCAAGACACTGTGCAGACATACAGGCCACTAAAGCATCCACTATGATAGGCATCTCGCCACCCTGCAATATCCAAAGATCTACTTTAGCAGGGGCTGTCAAGAGTGTTACTACCATGCGCAGATTCTGCTCCTATTATGCAAAGGTAGTTTGGAATATGCTCCTGAAAGAGAACACACCACCTGCTTCCTGGGCAAAAATGGGCTTTATTGAGGAAGCAAAATTCGCAGCATTTGACTTTTTCGATGCTGTCAGGTCACCTGCAGCACTCGAGCCTAAAGGTGGTTTAATCAGGGAGCCGACAGCTATAGAGGTGAATGCTTTCCAAACCGCCAAGTTTGTGGCAATCAACAGAGCCTCCGTTGCACAAGGGAACCTTACCTCGACCTTGGCAGAGGTAACACGTGGGCAAGCAGGTACAAAGCCCACCCTGCAGCTTTTGAACTGACATTCTTGGTGCCGGGATAACCAAGGCTAAATAACCCGGCTGATATCCTTGGTGCTGGGATAACCAAGGTTAAATAACCCAGCTTAAATATATATTAGTATAACGGCCATAAAGGCTAGGTGAAGGAAAACACCTCCTACCAGAAGTAGGTTGAAACCCACAGTGCGGCACAATGAGAAACTTAAACATCATGCCGCTGTTGCCCAGGTATAGGCAACAAAAAAAAAAAAAAAAAAAAA